GGGAATAGCGCTGAGACATCGAAAGTCCCGTCCGCGTTTCTGGTGACAGCCTCCGGCTCTGCTGCTGGTTGTTTTTCCTCCGGCACCACTTCTTCTTTTTCACCCTGATTTGAGGCGCTGTAATTGTTATGAACCCACTTCGGATCGTTCGGGTCGCTGATGCCTTCGACATATTCACCGCGCGCGGCTGCCAGTTGTTTACCAACATCAACCGGGTTTTTGGGTGGAATGTTTTTACGTGCTTCGTGCAGTTCTGCCCGTATTTTCTGGCAGCCTGCTTCTGTCTGGCTTACAGGTGGCTCATTCTCCAGCGGCTGCGGGTCCGGATGATGTTCAGTTGTGTCCTGTTCCATTGTTTCAGGCGTTGCTGGTTCATCTGCCAGTTCGCCTGTCGGTTGCGGTTTTTCTTCATCACACTGAAATCTCCCTGCCTCAATATCCCGCAGACATTTGCCCGCCTGACGAAGCCTTGCTGCATTTTCTTCATGGGTTGTTGGGGTGTTATCAGGCACATATTCGTACCAGTCCGGATCGCGAACACCATGAACGGCAAGAAAGCTTTCGCACCACGTCCGGCGAAGATCAGGATTACCGTTATGTACGGCCTTTGGCGCTTTGCGTACCAGGTCAATAATGGTCTGTCGGTCGTAGCCTTTGATGTCGGGAATAATGCCCACTGTCATCGACATTTGTTTCCAGTCTTCCCGGTCTTCGGCGATGATACGTTTTGCAAAATCCATTGCAGGACGCAGGTTATTCAGATCCAGCTCCTCACAGAAACCACAGGCGAGCTCATAGTTAATCGTTCTGTGTGTCGGTTTTTCGCTACGGCGTGGACGTTCTGGCTTATTTACGTCGTCGACAATTACTTTATGTGGCCCGGTTTTTTTAACAGGTGCCGGTTTATTCTTCAGGCGTTCAGCCCATTCCTTAATCAGCAGGCCGCGGTTAATGTGTTCAGCACTGAACCATTCCTTAAAAAACTTAATAGTGGTGCATAACTCAGGCACTTTTCCATCGACAGGAAATACCTGTTTATACGCATTCACTGCTTTGTGAATATCGTGCTCAATAGCTTTTTTGAACGGCTCTACATTTTCTGCTGCGAGTATCAGGTTCTGGACAGTGGTATTCTGAGTATCCATCTCCAGACACGCGATTTCTTTTTTCTGGTCTGTATCGACGTGATAAAGATATTCTCCATCGCCAATATACTGTGCCAGAACGCGATGGCGGAACGGCAGTGTCGCAACCACGGTCAGTTGAGGGTTTGCTGGCGGGTTATGAGATTCCTGTATCCCGTTTTCTCCGGCAGGAGTGCCAGCACCGTCGGCGCGTTCTGTTTCATCTGATTTAACAGCAGAAGCTGCGCCGGGGATAAGTGTCAGGGTTTTGCCGTCTTCGCCACCGGGTTCGCGGTTTTCACAAAATTTAGTATCAAAGGCCCCCTCGGGCGGAATGTCATTTTCTACCGGAAAATGTACGCGTACAGGTCTGGTAAAATCAGCTTCATCAAATCCGGCAGCATCCATAGCCAGTTCGCCACGGGAGAGGGCGAGTGACTGCTTTTTAGCTGTACACCAGAAAAAACCGGCTTTAAAGCCGAGGCGTCTCCTGGCACTTTCATTTTTAACCTTGTAATAAAATGAATATTCTTCCTGCTTAATGCTCATTGTTTTTTAACCTCAGTTAAGATTAAAATCGTTTTGCCAGTGAAAATCCTCTCCGGGTGCTCACTGGTCATGTCTCTGGTGGTGGGTCTGGTCGCTCACCTCAGCATCGCCGGGATGTAAAGCCGGGGATGCGCCTGCATTTAATGCAGGCTTTTTTCCTTTGAGGCCTCAGACATCGCCCGCGCAAAATCACTTGCAACAGACAAGCTCTTCAATGCACCAATAACCTCCCTGGGGACGTCTTTCACTTTGAGCAACATGGCTGCTGCGGCTATAGTGGAGTCCCATGCTCCTGTTTTTTCATCTGCATATGCAGTTATTGATTTATTTATTGAATAGCCATCTTCGTTTCTGTTTAACTCGTATGAATAGCCAATAACTACCGGCATATTGTTTTGCTCGCATATCTTAAATATACGGCTGGTGAGTTCTTTTAGTTCCTGTAATACTGCTGCATCAGGCGTTGTATTTTTCATTTTTATTTCCTTTTTCAGGTTGAGTGAATCCCTGCCATTGCTGGCATAGTTTTATTGTTTCAGTAAATGATTAATTAAAGTTCATGTGCCATCTGGTCATGGCTGGCACAGCGTTTACTGCAATATTTTTGTTTTTTACGTGAAATAAGCGTTCCGTGCATATATATCAGTTCATATTCGTATGCGGTCTCTTCCGGTATTGCTTTCTGACAATATGCGCAGTTAATTAATGTCGGGTCTCCTTTCTGGGTGAGTAGAGTATAAATTTTACGAATCAAGCCCGGCTTTCTGTTTATTGCAGTCTGCTGTTTAGCCGGACTGCGCATCCAGTCGGAACGAGGTGTAATGACAGGTATCATCGTTTTATCCTCTTTGCCTGTTTATAAGCGAATTTTGTTGGTGCGGTGCCTGGTGCCTCCAGGTGACGATAACCAGTTAACCATTACCGCCGACTACTATTTCCACCCACAACATGAAGGACCGTTATGTCTTTTTAACTGTGCCGCGTGCGCTTAGCCGCATTCACCACACCACAAAATTCGCTTTAAAAAGGGCGGAAACCAGAAAGGAATGAACTGGTACCGCCAAAGGCTACACACAGCAATGTCACGGGTTCCACTCGCAACCGGAAGCGCACTGTCGCAGTGGATTAAACGACAGTCCTGACAAGGGAAGGTTCTGCGTAGTGCGCTTTCGTGTTGCGCCGGATGCTTTTCTGAATCCGGCTTCCTGTCTGGCTCTTACTCACAATGGTTTCTTGTTAACCAGCGTTGTGCGCCAGCTTCAGTTTTGAAAGTTTTGCTTCTGGTAAACGTCATGGCGGTAAACGTACCGTCATTATTGGGAAATACGCCATAAACCACAGATTCATTGTTGCCTAAGTCGATTGCTTTAATTTTTCCCTCATCCGCTTAACGCCCGGCGGCGGAACGTTTTATCTACTGCGCTTGTTACTTAACAACAACTGCCGTCATGTTCGTATGCCTCAGGCTGGCTACTTAGCCCGACTCAGTAGCGGGATAACTCTTGGTATTGTCCGGCTGTTATCTGGTCTGGCGTTGTCTTGATGAATTCATTAAACACGAAATGATATACAATTGTCAACACAAAATGTGTTTTTGGTTGAGGGAGGGAGTTTTGCTGGGCTTGAGGCAATAAAAAACCCGCCAGTGGCAGGTTTTAAACTATTCAGGTCAAGTCTTAAGTTAGTTTTCTGGAGGTTGAGTTGAGTTTTTAAGGCGATTTCTTAGGTACGTTTCAACATAGTCATCAATCTCTTTTAAACGAACCTCAAAGAGATCAATCATTCGTTGTTGCTCTGAACTTGGTAACTGATTGAATAACTCAAGCAATTTTTTATGATGATCACTTAGCCATGCCTGTGAGGAGTCCTTTTCACCAAACAGAAGTTCAGGTGGGGAAATACCTAGTGCTTCACCAAGTACAACTGCATCATACACCCCAACATTTCTACTTCCTGCTTCATAGTTTCCTATGCGTGACTGAGTCCATCCACAAATTTCAGCCAGTTTACCTTGAGACAAGCCGAGTTTTTGTCTGCGCTCCTTGAGGCGCATTGCGATCTCATCATTAAGCCGGCTGGCGGCAATTTTTTCATTTTCTTTTCTCATGGCTCCCTTTTATCACGATGCGTGATTTACGCAAAACACAAAACAGATTGACCGTGCAACACAAATTGTGTTTAGAATTATTGACGGAGGTTTTAAATGAACAAAATTTCAACATACAGAAAACAACTGGGGCTATCTCAAAGGCAGTTTGCGACTCACCTGGGATGGATACAAAGCCGTCTGGCGAACTACGAAGCAAACTTTCGCACACCCGGACTGGAGGAGTGCCGAAAAATTGTTGCCACACTTAACCATCTGGGATCTCGCTGTGTTCTTGATGATGTTTTCCCTCCTCATGTGAACGATAGCAGAACCATATTAGCGAAGGTGAACAACCATGATCACCCCTGAAACAGCCAGTCAGGCGTTATCGTCATGGCTGGCATATCTACAGATAACCCAGGAAACCGCCACGCAGCTGATCACCCGCGCGTTCCTGGAGCAGCCAGCGCGACCGCAAATAGCGGTTCACCGTATCGAGCGTGACGACGGAACGGTGGATTACGACGCATGGCGCCGTAACCGGATAAACATTTTTCAGCGCTGGCGGAAACGGGAAACGGCGGAGCACTGCGAGAAATTCTCTGCGCTGATCCCCGCTATTCTGGAGGCGATCCGCAAAAGTGCGCCGGAGTTGCATAAACGAATAACGGCAGGGCAGAGCATTGAATACCTGCTTTCACAGCTTTTAAAAAAACCGCAGTGGCCAGCGCGGTACTTCTTGGCGCGCCGCTGGCGGATTTTGAGCGGGAGTGTGACGAGGCCATATATGCGTTACAGGCGTTACGTAGCGGTTATCGCCAGCAGTACCAGAGACATGACCAGTGAGTAATTTTTATATATTCGGATCGCCCTGTAAGGGCGTGGTGAGGTTTTATGCGTGATTACGGAAAGGTGAATTCATCCTTCTGGACCAGCGAAAGCATACGCTCGCTTTCCGATGATGGCCGGATGCTCTCGTTATATCTGTTAACCAGTCCCCACGCCAATATGACCGGCTGTTTCCGTCTCCCCGACGGGTACGTTTGTGAGGATTTGCAATGGGATAAAAATAGGGTATCAGAAGGGTTTGAAGAATTATCCCGTAATGGTTTTGCCATACGGGATAAAGCTACCCGATGGGTGTTAATTCCCGGTTATCTGGAATGGAATGGTTTTGAAAACCCGAATGTAGCCATTGCAGCGTTGAAATTATTCCGTGATGTACCGGATAAAATAGCCATTAAGTCACTGTTAGCTGATGGTATGAGGCAGGCTATATCAAGGTTTGAACCGGGTAAATTAAACGGTTTCGAAAGGGTTCTTGAAGGGTTTCAAACGGTCGTTGGGACTCCAGAGCCAGAGCCAGAGCCAGAACCAGAACCAGAACCAGAACCAATCTCTCCTGGTTCATCGCCGAAAAAAAACGATGAACCAGGCGGGAGTTATCCGGCGGAGTTTGAACTGGTCTGGCAGGAATATCCGAAGCGGGCAGGCGCCAATCCGAAAAAATCTGCATTCAAAGCCTGGAATGCCCGACGACGGGAGGGCGTCCTCCCCGGCGACATGCTCGACGGTGTCCGGCGCTACGTGGCGTATCTCGGTAGTACGCACAAGGCTGGTTCTGAATTCGTGCAACAGGCAGCGACATTTTTCGGGCCGGACAGGCATTTTGAAAATCACTGGGATATTCCTGTGAGGGGAGACAGCGGTATGCCTGGTATCCCGGTTTCGCCGCCGGATAAAACCATTCCACCGGGTTTCAGGGGGTGACAGACCATGAAAAATATCGCAGATAGCGGAATTCTGGCCAGAATCAGGAAACTGGCGCCACAGTCTTCCGAACGCGCAGCACCGTTCCGGACGCCGGAGGAGTGGCGGGAATGGCAACTCGCCGAAGGGCGCAGGAGTTGCGAAGAAATTGATCGTCAGAATCGTCAGGCGAGGGCAGAAAAAATCTTCGGTCGGGCCGGGATTCAACGGCTGCATCGCGGATGCTCGTTCGCAAATTACCGGATACAGAACGACGGCCAGCGCCATGCACTCAGTCAGGCTAAATCCATTGCTGGTGAACTGGATACTGGCTGCACGAACTTCGTGTTCAGCGGGAATCCCGGTACCGGAAAAAATCATCTGGCCGCTGCCATTGGCAATCGTCTGATGAATGCCGGACGTAGTGTGATTGTTATCACCGTCGCCGATGTGATGAGTGCGCTTCATGCCAGCTACGATGACGGGAAATCCGGTGAGAAATTCCTGCGGGAATTGTGCGGGGTTGATCTGCTGATCCTCGATGAGGTTGGCGTGCAACGTGAGACTAGAAACGAACAGGTAACGCTGAGCCAGATTATCGATCGCCGGACGGCATCCCTGCGCAGCGTCGGAATGCTGACAAACCTTAACCATGAAGCACTGTCGAAGCTGGCTGGTCAGCGTGTAATGGACAGAATGACCATGAATGGCGGGCGGTGGGTGAATTTTGACTGGGGGAGCTGGCGCCCGAACGTCAGCTATCTCAGGACGGTGAAATAATTTTCCGGAGGGTTTTCATGAGCAGAAATTACACACCGGCGCAGAAAGCTGAAATACAGAAGCGCCTGACGGAACTGGTGCGAACACATGGTCGGATGACGTTTGGAGAGCTGCGGAAGATAACGGGGTTAACTATTTTTACAGCCCGTCACTACCTGGAAAAGGCGGAAAGTTGTGGGGATCTGTATCAGGCCGGGAGAAACGGTATTTTCCCTTCGGAACAGGCTTTCCGGCTTTGGAAGCAGAAACGTGAAGATGCCAGGATTAACCGCTTTCTGAAAACACCGGAAGGTGTGGTGAGTTCCTACGACCGGACCAGAAACGTTATCTGTACGGAGTGCCGGAACAGCGTGACGATGCAAAGGGTACTGGCATTTTATCGGGGACATCACCGGGAGGCGAAATCTGCATGAAAATCGAATAATATAACTTTGCAGAGGTAGCGAATATCGTAATCACCCGTTCGGCATTTGAATTCCGTGAGCACAGTCGTGTTGTGAATGTCGCCTTATTCACAACACCAGGAATATTCCACTGTCAACTGGTTGTCTGCGGCTGGACATAATTTTATCTGATATTCAGGCTGTACCAGCGCAAAGGTTCCGTGAGTCCGACTGTCTTTTTTGCTTCCAAATATTCAGTTTTAATTATCTGAGTATGGCAAGGTGATCATCTGTATCAAACACCGGGCAACGGGTTTAACTTTACCCAACGATTACGTCCCTGTTGTTTAGCCCGATAAAGGGCCTCGTCCGCTCTGGCAATAATGCCGGTAACAGTGTCACCGGCTGTGGAAAGGGTGATGCCCATACTGACGGTGACCGTTTCGCTAACCGCAGATGCTGCATGCGGCATTGCGGTTTCACGCAGGTTTGTCTGAATACGTTCAGCAACCAGTGCAGCTTCATTCAGCGACGACGAAGGCAGCACAACGACAAACTCCTCGCCCCCGTAACGTGCCACCAGGTCTGCCGGAGTACGAACCGACCTCTTCATTACCCCGGCCACCTTTGCCAGACAGGCATCGCCAGCCTGGTGACCATAATGGTCGTTATAGTTTTTGAAATAGTCCACATCGAGCATGATCAGTACAAACGGCTCCGTCTGGCGGAGAGCATCCTCAAGAAAACTTTCCATTGAACGTCGATTAGCGGTCCCGGTCAGTGCATCCTGGTGAGCCATAACGTCGAGACGCGCGATAAGCATCCGGTTTTCCTGGTAACGCAACCAGGCTTCATCAAACCAGCGCTGCAGGATAAAGCGACCATAAATGAGTATGGCGGTAAGAGTAAGCCAGACTAATAAAAAACGGATATTCACATACTGGTTAAGCTGCACACTGGCCAGCAGGGCGGTCAGCCATAACGGGACGATGAAAAGTAGCAACGCTGGCAGATGATAATAAAGCGCAGCCAGCGCGGTAAGCATAAGGATGACACTGAGAGGCCAGGCAAAAGGCAGTTGCCACCAGACAATAAAACAGTAGCTACAATAGCTCCACATCAGACTGAGAATCAGCAGCATCACCAGACAAAGAGGAGTAAATCTGGCCGGAAGGCGGTAAATGAAAAGGAGTATCAGGAACGAAAAAACAATAATACTGCCCATAATATCGTCTATTAAAGGCAGTATTCCGGTCTGTGCACTGATCGACTTGTCAAAGTCACTGATGAGTATGTGGCGAAATAAAATGATAAGCGCAAAACTGATATTCACAAATGTGAACCACGGAATACTTACACGTAGCGCTTGCGTGACCATATCTTTATGATCCTGCCATATCCTTCCAGCACTGGAAGTACGGCGCCTGTCGTCCGAATCCTGCCCCATCCTTAACCGCCTCATATAATGAATAATTACTATCCAGTGTAGTGCGCAGATACCTCACAGTGAAAAATGGAAAAGCTATCATGCCAGGCAGCATTTTTGGCTGATGAGATGATTTTTGTTCCACAGTGACGAACTTATAGTCAACGCTTCTGTAGTAGGGGGAATAATTATAGTTGTCTCCCGGAAACGGGAAGCGAGCTTACCCCACTGACTAAAAGAGGATGGAACTGGCTGACGTAAAACACGATTTATTTGTATCCATAAATGGCGAAATGTAACGTTTTGGTTATATTTAAAAGAGAGAAAATGGTCAGCAATAACTTTAATTGTTTGAATTAACAGATAATTAATCTACCAGACTGAGTGATACAGAATATTTTTACATGAGGGGTACAAATGAGACTTAAGTTGATCGTTAAAAGTTTTGCGCTGGCGGGGCTACTCTCTTCCACTGCGCTGACACCTTTATTTGCACAGGAAGCCCCAAAAGGTGCCACTGCTTCAACCAAGCAAGCTAACGATGCGCTTTATAACCAACTTCCTTTCTCTGATAACACCGATTTCACGAATGCCCATAAAGGCTTTATCGCTGGTTTACCTGAAGAGGTGATTAAGGGAGAGCAAGGGAATGTCATCTGGAATCCACAGCAGTACGCTTTCATAAAAGAAGGGGAAAAATCTCCTGACACTGTTAACCCTAGTCTGTGGCGTCAGTCCCAGCTAATCAATATCAGTGGCTTGTTTGAAGTCACAGACGGCGTCTACCAGATTCGTAACCTTGATTTATCCAACATGACGATTATCGAAGGTAAAGAGGGGATTACGGTTGTCGATCCGCTGGTTTCTGCGGAAACAGCCAAAGCCGGTATGGATTTGTATTTCAAAAACCGGGGCAATAAGCCTGTTGTCGCCATCATTTATACTCATAGCCATGTTGACCACTATGGCGGGGTGCGTGGTGTTGTCGATGAAGCGGACGTGAAATCCGGCAAGGTGAAAGTGTATGCGCCTGCTGGCTTTATGGAGGCAGCAGTAGCCGAGAATATCATGGCCGGCAACGTGATGAGCCGCCGCGCCAGCTATATGTATGGCAATCTCCTGAAACCAGATGCCTCCGGCCAGGTTGGCGCCGGACTGGGGACGACCACCTCTGCGGGGACGGTGACTCTGATTGCGCCCACTAATATCATCGATAAAGACGGCCAGAAAGAAGTGATTGATGGCCTGACTTACGATTTTATGCTGGCGCCTGGTTCGGAAGCCCCTTCTGAAATGCTGTGGTTCATCGAAGAGAAGAAACTCATCGAAGCCGCAGAGGACGTCACTCACACCCTGCATAACACCTACTCGCTACGCGGTGCGAAAATTCGTGAGCCGTTGCCATGGTCGAAATATATCAACGAAGCTATAGTGCGTTGGGGGGACAAAGCTGAAATTATTATGGCCCAGCACCACTGGCCGACCTGGGGTAACGAGAATGTTGTTGGTCTGCTGAAAAGCCAGCGAGACCTGTATCGTTATATCAATGACCAGACTCTGCGCATGGCCAATGAAGGTCTGACTCGCGACGAAATAGCGGCCAACTTCAAACTACCGGACAGCCTGGCAAAAACCTGGGCCAACCGCGGCTATTACGGCTCCATCAGCCATGACGTAAAAGCAACGTATGTGCTGTATCTCGGTTGGTTCGATGGTAATCCGGCAACCCTTGATGAGCTGCCACCCGAAGAAGCGGCCAAGAAATTTGTTGAATACATGGGCGGTGCCGATGCGATTCTTCAGAAAGCCAAAGCAGACTTTGACCAGGGGAACTACCGTTGGGTTGCTCAGGTGGTGAGTAAGGTCGTGTTTGCCGATCCAAATAACCAGAATGCACGTAACCTTGAAGCCGATGCGCTGGAACAATTGGGGTATCAGGCTGAATCTGGTCCATGGCGTAACTTCTACCTGACCGGTGCGCAGGAGCTGCGTAACGGTGTGGTTAAAGGTCCGACGCCAAATACAGCAAGTCCGGATACCGTTCGGGCGATGACCCCAGAAATGTTCTTCGACTTCCTGGCTGTACATATCAACGGTGAAAAAGCGGGTAATGCCCGGGCGGTGTTTAATATTGACCTTGGCAGCGACGGCGGAAAGTACAAGCTTGAGCTGGAAAATGGCGTGCTGAACCACACGGCGAATGCTGAAGCGAAAGATGCCGATGCCACGATTACTCTGAACCGTGACACGCTGAATAAAATTATCCTGAAGGAGGAAACCCTGAAGCAGGCTCAAGATAAAGGCGAAGTCAACGTCACCGGTAACGCTGCGAAACTGGATGAGATGCTGGGCTATATGGACAAGTTTGAGTTCTGGTTCAATATCGTTACACCATAAACAGATTCCCTGCGGCTTCAATGCTGCAGGGAAGTTACTTCAGACAATTCTGTACGTTTTTTATACTCGGTTTTTCCTTCATTCTTTATATCTTGCTTCATTTTATGTATTTGCTGCTGAAGAACATGGCCCTGATACCAGTCAGTTCTGATTCTGTTATGCACAGCCTTTTTCATCAGATGACAGTAACTGGTTGTTGCGTGATTCAATGGCCTGCGAGTCTGGTCAACATGCTTTTCGATGCCGGTTGGCCATGATGCCAGTATGGTTAACTGGCATCATGGCAGCATAATTTTGCCGGATAAGTCAACCGCAGCGATATTAATCGTCCTGATTATCATCTGCATCACCGTCACAGTGACTGCACCAGTAACGAGGAGAGACTGCGATCGAACCGGCCAGACAGAGAGGAGGTAGTTGTCTTCATTGCTAAGTAAGAGACCTTGGGGATGAATCTCCGTCACTTGTGATGTGTCAGACAACCTCAATGTACCCGCACTTAATACCTGCGCCGGCGGTTTTTGTAATGTCCGGGAAATGAGCATATCAAAAAATAACCAGTTATAAGATTATAAATAAAACACAGAGAAAATGTCATTGCACATGGTCAAAAAATAGACACATTTATTGATGATGGTAATTAATAGTCTCCTATATATTCATGGTGAGAATGAAGATGCTTTAAAAATGCTCAAGTTCGTTATCTATGGAGACACCGTGAAAAAACTAAATAAAACACTTACTTGTAAATATGCTGTTATTCGCCGTGATGACATGACAGTAATTGCTGAAATGGATTTTTTTCCTGACTGCAACAGGTCATTGATGTATCGGGATGGCCGCTATGTCCGGTTTCTGCCGTTGTTGCAAAATGACATCATGGGGAGCGATACCCTGATTAATGAGCTGACTATCAGAGCCGGTTATCATGAATAATCATCCTTTGTTATACTCGCCTGCGGGCTGAACTCCCAATCTACTGCGCCACCGGAGAGAACGATGGCGCATTTACAACTGGTCAAGCAAACCTCATCAGGGCTTCTGCTCCCGGCGACGCCGGAGAGTGGGGATTTCCTGCGCTCAGTAAAAATCGGTGAGTGGATACACGCCGATTTTAAGCGTGTCCGCAACTACGCCTTTCATAAACGATTTTTTAAACTCCTTCAGCTTGGTTTCGACTACTGGACACCAACGGGCGGCACGATCACATCGCGGGAACAGAAACTTATCTCCGGGTTCGTTAATTTTCTTTGCGACTCCGCAGGCCAGGAATATATCCCGGCCCTTAACGAGGCGGCGGAACAGTACCTCCATAACGTAGCTACCCTGCGAACCGGGGACGTCGCCCTTCTTAAATCTTTTGATGCCTTCCGGGAATGGGTAACCGTTCAGGCCGGGTTTTATACCGGGCATTTTTATCCGGATGGCAGCCGCGGGCGCCGGGCGAAATCCATAGCGTTCGCCAGTATGGACGAAACCGAGTTTCAACAGGTCTATAAGGCTGTGCTGAACGTCCTGTGGAACTGGATTCTGTTTCGTAAATTTTCCTCTCCGGAAGAAGTTGAAAACGTGGCCGCGCATCTGCTGGAGTTCGCATGAAAATGACATGGTTTCAGCATCCGGCGTGTACCACCGAAGAGGCGGATGAGCTGGTGAAGCAGTACCGGCGCAGGGGGGTAAAGACGGAGCGCAGCCTGAATCATGACTGTATTCACTGGACGGTAAGCGCCCTGTTACCGGAATTCGGGCATGTGCCAGTACGGAGGCGTGCGTGCTCTTATCTGAAATGAAAACTTACCGCAGTAAAAAATGGCTGGCAGCCGTCGGGCAGATTGAGCAGTGCGTGCTGTGTAGTCGGTGGGGAACGCAGGTCGCGCACATGAATGAAGGCAAAGGCATGGGAATGAAAACGGATGACTGCGCCACGGCGGCTATTTGTCAGGAATGCCATCATGAAATCGATAACGGCAGTCACCTGAGCAGGGAAGAGCGCCGGTGTCTGATGAACAGGGCAATCGTACTGACAGTGATTAAACTGGCCCGTTGTGGGCTGATAACTCCGGCAACCTTAAGGGGTAAGAGGCGATAATGCGGGATATACATAAGGTTCTTGAACTATGGGGTGCATGGGTAGCCAATAATCATGAAGATGTGGTCTGGTCACATATCGCCGCAGGCTTTAAAGGGCTTATTCCGTCGAAAGTTAAATTCCGTCCGCAATGCTGTGATGATGATGCGATGATCATTTGTGGATGCATGGCCCGCCTGAACAAAAATAACAGCGACCTGCATGATTTGCTTATGGACTATTATGTGATGGGAATGACTTTCATGATGCTGGCCCGAAAGCATGGATGCTCTGATTGCCGGATAGGTCGACTGCTCCAGAAAGCCGAAGGGATAATTGATGGTATGCTGATGATGCTTGATATCAGGCTGGAAATGGAATAAATCCGAAACTCTGATGCCCGGGGCAGACCGGAAGTGCGGACATCACTTCCTGGCGTCTGGCTACTGAAAAAACAGTATGTACAGAATGTCTACAGGGTCACAGGTCAGGATGAAGTATTTCTATCCTTCCTCTGGAGAAGACGGCTCTTCCTTAACCGACGCTGAGCGTAACGCTTCACCGGGCTCAAAATGCTGATAGTCCGGCCCGTAATCAAACCACAGTTCTTCCCCGGCGCGGACGTCGCGTGTGGTGAGGAAAAAGTGAATATTCTTCCCGACAAGCACCGCGCTGACGTTCTGTCTTGCTTCTGCTTCCTCCGTCCGCTGAGTAAATACCGGGCTGTTAAGCAGGCTGAGGATATTTCCCTGCGGGAAGCCGGATACAATTCGTTCCTGGCTTCGCGTGGCAAAATAATAATTGCTGGCTTCCCTGCCATACTCTTTTTCATATTCACACCGTACCGTTTCACTGTCCAGCAGGCGGCCGGAGTAGGGGCCCAGTACGGTAAACGCCGCCAGATCGGTTCGTGCGTAGACTGTACGTTCCCTGTAACCGTCGCTGTCATCAAGGGGGATGGCGACGGACATTATTTCATTCATTCGCGCATCATGACTTCCTTCATTTTGCAGAAACCAGCGAATCTCCTGATTAATTCTGGCTTTTGTCTGTCGGGGTAATGGGTTAAAAAGAGGCCCCCACCGTGTGACCTGCAGGGTTTCAATCCTGCCTTCCGCCCGGGCCATAACCGATATTGTCGGGTCACGCCAATGCTGCAGAATGGGCAGATTATTGTTTATCTGGTGTGTTCGCCAGGTAACATCATCTTCCTCTTCCTTAATTTGTTTTGCCGGCAGGGCTGGGATACCCTCTTTGGTCGAGGGAAGCGACCGTTTTTCCCCGCTGCGCTCCGGGGGCATACTCACGCTGACGGTTATCTCATCGCCTGTGGTTGTGGCTACGGATGTTGATGCCTGTGGACTGTCACTCGTGACGGTTGCGGACGGTGGCGGACGCGATGTGCCACTGGATGGTATCTCGCGGTCTATCGGTGCCAGATACTTTCTGGCGCTTATGTAGGATATCCCCTGCGTCTGCGCCCATGTAGCCCACCCGCCTGCCGCACGGTGCTCCTCTGGCGACATGTTAAGCCATGCCAGAAGTTGTGCCTCTGTGATGGGGGAGCCCCTCTCCCCGGGAGGTTGTAGTCGTACCCCCCCTCGGGGCGTCAGATCTGTATTTGTCAGACAGGCACTAGCACTACCAATATCTATCCCCAGTGCCTGCGCCCACTTCATCCAGCCGCCGGCCTTGCGTTTCGCCTCCTGTGGCAGGTCCCGCCATGTTCGAATTTGTGCATTTGTAATAGGGGAACCTCTTTCCTCTGGCGGTTTCAGGCGATCTGTACCTAAGGGGGTAAGAGCGCTGTTGGTCAGAAAGGTTCCGGCGCTTTTGATGTTTATCCCCTGTGCTTGCGCCCATTTCATCCAGCCGCCGGCCTCGAA